GTGAAATGACAAGTCAATTCTTTGCCACAGATTTAACGAATTGATGTTACGCACCGTCCCGAAGGTTTGGGCAAAATCCAAGCCTGATTTACGTGAGCCTTCGGGACGTTTTGCGTAAGGTGAGTTAAGAAGAAAAATCAGTGTATCCTGCCAAAACAAAAAAGAAGACTCTCTCACGAGAGCCTTCTTCTGTCGGGGCGAGAGGATTTGAACCTCCGACCTCTTGCACCCCATGCCGACAATGGGGCATCTGAACTTCAGACAGTTTGCTTGCTGATTTTGACCAGGTAAGCAGTCTGTGGTAAGCGTTTTTTTAAGGGAATGCAGGATTGTTGCGATTGTCCTGATGAAAGAACATGTGTTCTATCTCGTTTTTAACAGCATTCGAGCCGGAGGTTCCGGCTCTTTTTTGCTCGCTTTGAAGCGGATGTAGTCGAGTATTTCAGCCTGCTCTTGCGGGGATAACTGGGATAGCAGGTAAAGCAGTTCTTCCCCATACTCAGTATCGGGGGGCTTGGGCGGAAGCAAGCCGGCGCGCCGAAATACTATTTCGGGCGGGAGGTTGAAGGCGCGGGCAATGGCAACAAGTACGTCACTATCAGGCTTTTCTCTCTGGCGATTTACATAGGTGCTGATAACTTGGCGGTTTAAACCGGCTTCTCTGGCTAGGTCTGCCTGAGACCAGCCACGTTTGTTCATTTCGGCAATCAGCCAATCGGAAAAATCCATGTCCATAATTGCTTACATTTTGTCACCGATTTTGTCTTTTTTGGATGACATTTAGAAATTGGGTATTGACAAATCTATATAATTTGCTATAATGTCATTAGTTGATGACAATTTGTCTTTAAACACTCACCCACCACAAAGAAGAGACCTATGTTTGGAAAATATTTGAACATGGCATATGAAACACAACACAAAACCTGGATTGCGCCGAATGTGCATGAGGGTGGAGAGCTCTGGAAAGTAAGCATCCTGAATGGATTGGACAATGCCGTCATCTTTGGCACAAAACACAGCGCCATCCAATTTGTGAAGTATTGCTCCATGTCCTGCGCTGCAATCTGCGAAAAAGTCAAAGCGTTTGAGACGTTTAAGCGATGAATCATGAAACCTATCCAGCCCCCAAAGTGGCGACAGGCAGGTGCAAGTCCTGCGGGCTGAATTGCCGAACCTGTCGGGGTTGCTGCCCCACCAGCAGGCAGGTGCAGCCGGCGCACCCGAAAGCGACCGGAACAGGCAGGGTGACAGCACGGAGAGACGGCAGCCATGCTTCCCCGTCCGTGACGGGAGACCCAGGTCGGAAGCGAGCGGCGGCGCCGCAAGGATGCTCGACAGCGTACCGCCTGGCCAGCGGGCAGGCTTGACGGCGGGGAGGCAGCTATGGACGGCTGGTCTAACAGGAAAGACGACTCTTGTGCACGGAGCAAATCTGGGTTCAACGCCCAGGCCGTCCACAAAACCAGAAAACTTGAAAAGGAGTAGCACATGGCAGAACTTGTACAGGTAAACACCAGCATTACAGAGGAAGACGCCAAAATGCTCGACCGTATGGCGGCGGACGACGGGTTCGACAATCGCAGCGCATTTGTGCGCCGGCTGATCCGCCAGGAGTGGGCACGGCGATACAGCCAGCCTAACGCTGGCGTGACTATTGCTCAGGCTGTCCAGGCGGACACAGTTATCAACAAGAGGAAGTAATCATGACGCGCACCGACTACCTGCGGGCGCTCACAGCCCGTTTTGGCTACAACACCGCCATTCCGGCGGAATTCATGACCGCTGGAGAGCTGCTTGAAATTCTTGAAGAAATGGAGGAACTGAAATATGGGACTGTTTCGCAGGATTATGACAGGGATGACTACCGTGCGGGATGTGTACCTGACGGCAACGTTCATCGGGATTGCATTGATTGTCGGCATGCTGTTGGGGCGGCTGCTGCGATAGCCACTGATTGTCATCATGCCGATATTTTCACACAGGAGACAGCGCAATGAATATCGGGAGCAATTCTGGAACGATTTTGGGCGTATTCCTGCTGTTATTTGCGTTCGGTGTTGGCTACAACGCACTGGTCGCCTGGCTGGAACGCCAGGGCTACACAGAAGGCTATTTGAGTCTGGTCGTTGCGTTTGGCGTCGCTGTGACCCTGTGCGGCGTCTCGATACTGAGTATCCACGCGGCGCTGCTGACCCTGGGCGCGTTTGTCGCCAGCGGGACGCCGATGATTGTGGGCAGTATTGTGCGTTACCTGCGCAAACGGGAAGAGATGAAGCGGTCCATCATCGAGGAAATTGGAAGATGACCAAAGCGCGGCAGTGGCCCAACAATGCAAAAGAGGCGCGAGACCGGAGCGCAGAAGAAGCCGCCCGCGCGTTGAGAGCCATAGAGCCGCTGTTGGAGAAGGAGGTGACCGAAACGGAAAAGATTCGACGGCTGGCAATTGCTGTAAGCGCTTTGCAAACGATTTTGCGTCTGCTGGAAGGGGCAGGCGCGCAAACAAGACCATAAGATGAAAAAACCGCCCCGAAGGGCGGCATTCCAAAAACACCAAACCTATTTTATCAAAAACAAGGAGATGAAACAATGGCAACCCCTATGACTACTCAATATGACCCATGGGCGGAAGCGAACAACCCGCCGGAACCTGTGTATCAGAATTTTTTGTGGGGCCGGGTGACCATAAACGCCTGGCTGTGCGCCCTGGTAAAGGGTGTGGGAAAGGTCCCGTATGATCCACAAGAGCATAACGAAAACCGCTTCACGGCAATTGACATCAGCATCGAAGCCTTACCGGAAATGAACATCACCAACGACAACATCCTGAAACGCTCTACGCTGGCAACCAGTAAAGACTGGCGTACGATCATCAAGCCGTCTCTCGATGATCTGGGATACACCGACGCGCGGCAAGTTGTTGGCAAGTGGGTAAAGGTTGAAACCGTGCGCACAGGACGCACTTACTACAAGGATGGCGAAGAAAAGCACGAGACGACCTTCAAGTTTGTGGAAGTCTTTGCCGACGAAGCGGCCTGCCGTGCCGATTTTCTGGCGGCAAATCCCGAAAAGAACAACGGCCATGAGGCCGACGAAATTTCGTTTGAATCTCCCGCTTCCGCTCCAGCCCCTGCCCCTGTCCCTGATGACAAAGAGCGAAAAACCGCCTGGGCGTTTGCGCAAGCCGCATTGAAGTCGAAGACTGCTAACTGCAAAACGATCGATGAAGTCATGGCAAAAGTGCCCGAAGCCCTGGCGATGTACCCGCAGGTATCCAAGTTTTTCAGTCCTGACAGTCCAGAGGTCATGAACTGGCTGACGGAATGGGAAGTAAGCCACGCTGAAGAAATGCCGTTTTAGGAGGCAGAAATGTTTGACGTGACCTTGCTCATTCCCGATTATGACGAGCCTATGGCCTGGTATTTCGTACCAACTTGCCCAGATGACGAAATGCCTGAGGCGGAAAAAGACCGTTTGTTTGAAGACCTTTGCGCCCGCATTGATGACGGAGAATTTGACCCGGAACGTGAAATCCTGATGTAGGTGTTGGCTCAGGCCCGACCGTAAACGCGGCGACCGGGGTGCGAGGCCCCGGCGGGCACATAGCAGGCTGTGCCAGCCAGCCTGTGAATCTCCTCCTTTGTGAAGGGGCGGGAGGAAGGCGCGTAGCGGTTGCTCCCGCCCCGAAAGGGAAAAACCATGAATAAACTGAATGCCATCCTGATTGACAGCAGAGAACCCGCCTGGGTGCAGGCATTGGACTTTAACGCACCAAAAATGAACGGACCGTGTGAAGCAGGAGACGCATGGGCGATTACATCTGATGAATACACGCTCATCATCGAACGCAAAACCCCGGATGACTTTTTGCAAAGCCTGAAAGACGGACGGCTGTTTGAGCAGGTACGCCGTCTGGGAGAGTATCGCTACCAGGCGCAACTAAAAGGCGAAAAACCCACCATGCTGCCGTACCTGGTCATCACTGGTGCATTCACGCCAGGGAGCGACGGCAAGGTGTATACCAGCCGTCAGACTGGCTGGAGTTTTGCGGCAGTCATGGGCGCAATACTGAGTATTCAGGAAGCGGGCGTTTACGTGGTGTTCTGCAATGGGGACAACGATTACCGAGACTGTATCTTGCGTCTCGCCAGCCGCGATCGCAGCGAGACGCTGGATATTCTGCCGCAGCGACCCATCGAATTGCTGGGGCCAAAGGAGACAGTTGTCGCGTCCCTGCCTGGTATTGGAATAGAGCGGGCCAAAGCCGCACTGGAGTGGGGAGGCTGGCATCTTGGATGGACGCTGGTTGGTTTAACCGACCCATCTTTAGAAAAATCACCCGTGCCGCGTACGGTGCGGGCGAATATCCGCGCCCTATTTGGGCTGGGCGCGGATGAAGAATTAACCATCATTTCAAAGTAAAAAAGGAGATAGATTATGTTTCAGAAAGCGATACGAACACAAGGCAAGTTGCGCATGACAATTGACGGACCTGCTGGCAGTGGCAAGACCTATACTGCCCTGAGATTTGCCCACGTCCTGGCGCAAGGGGGCAAAATCGCGGTCATTGACACGGAGCGCGGGAGCGCCAGCAAATATGCCGGTGAGGCCCCCGATGGCATTCCCTGGCAATTTGACACGGCGCAACTGGTGACATTTGGACCTGACCGCTATACCGAGGCGATTTTAGCGGCGGTCCGCGCCGGCTATTCAGTACTGGTGATTGACAGCCTGAGCCACGCCTGGGAGGGCGTTGGTGGCGCATTGGAGATGAAAGACAAAATTGCCGGCAACGGAAACCAGTACACCGCATGGCGCGAGGTCACCCCGCTGCACAACCGCATGATTGATGCCATCTTGCAGGCGCCCATGCACATCATTACAACCATGCGTTCCCGTACGGAATACGTGATGGAGACCAACGAACAGGGAAAAATTATCGGGGTACGACGTGTAGGCATGTCGCCGGTGCAGCGTCCTGGCATGGAGTATGAGTTCGACATCGTGTGCGATATGGACTGGAGCCATGTGCTGACAGTTGGCAAGAGCCGCTGCCCGGCGGTGGCGGATTTGCGCGTGGAAAAGCCAGGTCCGGAATTCATCCGCCTGGTGATGGAATGGCTGAATGGCGGCAATCCGGTACCACCGAAGAAGGCGATTACGCTGGAAGCCCTGATTACTCAGTATGGGGCTGAATCGGTTTTGGAAGCAAACGGTGGAATGCCGCCCAGCACGCAGGAAGAGATTGAGCAGGTGGCAAAGCGGTTGGGTTTAATCCAATCCGTATAATCCATAGTTGGGCGGCTATCGCCCAGAAAGGAAGCAATAAAATGCACGAATGTCCTCGATGCGGGAAACAGACCAGCGGGTCAATATCAGAAGGGGGGTTGCAATGGGCAATCTGTGATGATTGCATGATGGATGATGTCCAACCAACAACGAGGGTGATGAGCGAACATAATCCGCACAATCCGAGCGCACATGGTTTTGACGCTTGGCAGTGGGGGTATGATGACGCCATGTATGATGGTTTTTACATGGCGAGCGAATTACCGTGTCAGTGTGTCCACTGCCTGTCTGAATATCAGCGCGGGCAAGAAGACGCCTTCAAAGAAATCTTTGCTGGCAGTAAGTCCGCAGCCGCTGGCGCAGGCACGCAAGCCGAATTTCCCCTGACGTAAACCGTTAGGTTCTTCATGTTTCAAGGAGAAAACATGCTAAAAGTTGCTTTTCGTAAAACGGTATCCGAGAAAGTATTGGGCTTCAATATTGCCCATGATGGTTTATTTATCTTTCTCATTTGGTGGGAAGGTTTTGTTTCATGGAAAAAACGCGCCTAACACTACATGCACCGGACACCACTCGAATGCGCAAAGCACAGCAAAGATTATCAGAAAGGTTAGGTTACTCATGGAAAACGAAATCAAGCAAAAGTTAGACCAATTGGCAGAGTTTCAAGCCGAGCGCGATGTTACCATGCTTGAAAAACAACGCCTGCTCGATGAACTCTATACCGCCGAAATCAAGGCACGTATGGCTGAAATCGAAGAAGAATTTTCGGGAAAGATCGAAGCGGTAAACGAAAAAATCGCCGCACTTGAAGCCGAAATCAAAAAGGATGTTATCGAACATGGCGCAAGCGTCAAAAGTTCTACACTTCATGCTGTTTTCTCAAAAGGCCGTGTGTCATGGGACACCAAGTCCCTTGATGGCTATGCTGCCGCTCATCCTGAATTACTGGCGTTTCGCAGGGAAGGTGAGCCGTCCGTCTCTATCCGTGTTGTGAAAGAAAAATAACACCGCGTACACAGGTACAAAATGAAAAACAGCAAGATTGAATGGACACATCATACATTCAACCCCTGGTGGGGATGCGTGAAGGTATCGGCAGGTTGTAAAAACTGCTATGCCGAAACCTTTTCACGGCGTTTCGGAAGGAATATCTGGGGTGCAGGTAAGCCGCGTCAATTTGCGAGTGATGCCTACTGGCGAGAACCGTACAAATGGAATGATGAGGCGCAACGGGCAGGAGAACGTCATCGCGTGTTTGTCGCAAGCATGGGCGATATATTTGAGAACCACCCGGATGACGAAATTCAGCGGCAGATGAACGAAGCACGGCAACGTCTGGCACAATTGATTGTCAAAACCCCATATCTGGATTGGCTCTTGCTAACAAAAAGGCCAGAAAACATAGAACTGCACAGCCGAAGCATGTTTGAAAGAGACATTCTGGATGTTATGTACAAGCAGCGCAATTTGTGGCTTGGTGTCAGTGTGGAAAATCAGGAAATGGCAAACTTCCGCATTCCTGCATTATTGCTTGCACCCAATGAAATACACGACATTACAGCCGTGCGGTTTGTAAGCATTGAACCACAACTCTCGGCGATAAATCTGCACCATCTAAAGAGGAATTATGGTGACGGCTATCTGGAATGGGATGCCCTGAATGGAATGCAGAGAATTAGCGACAGCACTGGCTATCACATTGGTTATCACGTCCGCAAACTGGATTGGGTGATTTGTGGTGGCGAGAGTGGCGCAAATGGACGACCATTCAATCCACAGTGGGCGCGTTCGTTACGCGACCAGTGTAAGGGAGCCAATGTGCCGTTCTTTATGAAGCAATTAGGCGGACATCCAAACAAACGCGATCGCATTGAAGATTTGCCTGAAGATTTGCGCATCCGAGATTATCCAAAATAAAAGAGTGTTTACATGCCCATCACCATTGCCGACCTGCATATCCCCGAACACGAAATGAAAGCCCTGGACCAGGCATACTTCATCAACGATGCCTGGCTCGGCGACCTGGAACTGATTGCTGCCGCAATTGATACCAACCAGCCGCCAAGCCGCATTCCGGCAACGCAGCCCTGGGCGCTGATTGCCGAGCAGATACTGAGTAACGTGACCATGGGTGATGGCATTACCCCGGCAGCCCTGCGAAATGCAGTAACGATGGCTATCGGGCGGGCGATTGAATGGCGGCGCAACGCCGATAAACGCTCGAAGATGACCAGCAAACTGAACGCGCTGAGGGCGGCGCGGGTGATCAACCCATACCTGGAATCGCCAGATGAGGACCTGAAAGCGCGGATTACCACAACACTGGTGGACAAGGAAACATCCGCTTTAGAGCGAAAACAAATCGCAGAAGCGCTGCTGCTCGACTGGCTGGGGGCGCATGGGCGGTTTATCCGCTCCGCTGAGGGGTTTATCCATTACCTGTATGAGAAGACGCACAAACTGTATGACCTGGAATCTACAGCGTGGGACGCGTGGCTGCACGCACTGACGGGAGTCAACCCGGCGCTGACGGATTACAAGGTCCTTCTCAACGCCACCCAAAGCGCAGCACACAATCGGGGGCAGGAGCACTCAGTAGTGAAACTGGCGCATTGGGACAACGCTGCGAAAATTCTGCGCGTGACCCGTTTCGATGGGGTGACATACGTTTTGACCGGAACGGAAATCTGTCAGGAGAACAACGGCGATGGTCCAGTCATCTTCCTGGATTCTCCCATCTGGCAGGCGTATGACCCGGACTTCGACGCGGGCTTTGAAGACTTCATTGCGCCGTTTACGCGACAAACGTGGGGCAGTACGTCCCAATGGGCGGCGGCGGTTTGGGCGCTTTCCCTGTTTTTCACCGAGTTGTGCCCAACGCGCCCGATTGCAGTTTTCCTTGGCGAAAAGGGAAGCGGAAAAAGCATGACCCTGCGCATGATTTTGCGCCTGCTTTTTGGCAGTATGGCTGAACTGCTGGCAACGCCGGATAAACCAGATGATTTTCTGGTGAGCGCTTATCACAATCACGTTTTGGCGCTTGACAATTTTGACGGTTTTCAGGAGTGGATGCGCGACCGCCTGGCCGGGCTGGCAACTGGTATCGAGATGCAAATGCGCACCCTGTACACCAACAAGGAACTGACGCCTATGAAATTCCGCTCCTGGCTGGCGGTGACGGCGCGGCAGCCGGACACGCTCAAACGTGATGACCTGGCAGATCGGCTCCTGATTTTCAAACTGGAGCGCATCAAAGATGAACAACGGACACGTGAGGGATATTTTTTGGATGCGATTGCCGCCATGCGTAATCGCTGGTGGGGCGGCATGCTCAATCTGTTGAACCAGATAGTGGCTTACTTGCGCAATAACAACCTGCCCGACAACAGCCCGCTGCGCATGGCAGATTGGGAGGTTTTCGGGCGGGCAGTCTCTCAGATGATGGGAAAAACAGATGAATGGAAGATGATTGTAGCCGAACTGAAAAAGGCTCAAGGTGAATTTCTGGCTGAAGACATCATTGTCGAGGCGATTCAAAAGTGGCTGGAAATTCCTACCAACATCAACCGCGAGGTGCTGGCACGTGACCTGTACGCCGAATGTGAAGCGGTCCTGTTCAACGGCAATAAGCCGGATAGTGACTGGCCGAGAAGCGTTAAGTCTTTCTCACACCGGCTTTCAAATGTTGCTGAATATCTGAAAAATGAATTCGGTATGAAAATTCGTCCAGATAATCGGCATGGCAATTGGATTCAGTTTGTAAAAGCATGAGGGTATTGAGGGTATTAAAAGGCACTTTTCATTAACTTTCTGTTGCATGCAAATTTTAAAGAATTTACAGAAACTTTTTAAAAATGGCATTTCAATACCCTCAATACCCTCACCCAAAACGGAGGTTTCCATGCAAAAACTACCAGACAATCAGGAAGTTGAGATTTACTGCCCAAACTGCAAATGGCCGGTCAAACTGATTGTAAAGACGAACCGCATTACTAGAAATCAGTTTTTGGGATGTCCAAACTGGCCAGACTGTAACCACACTCAGTCCATTCCGGAGTCAATTGTTATGCGGCTTAATGGACAACCCACACTCTTTGGAGATAACCCATGAACGACTACATTGAGCAATTCCACAAGCAAGGCATTTCGGTTATCCCGCTGAAGCTACAGGATAAGCGCCCCGATCCTGCTGTACTGCCCGATGGTCGCTGGGAACTGTATCAGACCACACCCAATACTGAGTATGAACTCTCTCGCTGGTTTTCCGCTCCGAGAAACTACGGGGTTGTTTGCGGCTGGCAAAACCTGGTGGTGCTGGATTTTGACGACTGGACAACGTACAACCGCTGGGCGGCGTGGGCAATCGGTGCCGGTCCGTTGCCAAAAATGACGGCAGACAGCGCGTTTCGGGTGGCGACCAGCCGCGGCGTTCATCTGTACATCCGCACGTTTCTGGATGTTAACCGCAAACTGCCAGGGCTGGACATCAAGATACACGGCTACGTTGTGGGGCCGCTTTCCATTCATCCCAGCGGGGCAGTATATGAGCCGCTGAATGAAATGCACTTTCCGTATGTGCCCAGCATCGGCGATATTCTACCGGTTGAATGGCTGGCGGCGATGCCGGTCCCCAATACTGAGTTGCGGGTTCCGACCATTCATGAGCGGGATATTTGGGAGGCGGTGAATGCGGGCTTCAATGCTGGCAAGGATGTTATCGGGTTGATCCGTGAGAAGTTTCGGGTTGAAACGTTTTTCATCAATCGGCGCAGCAGTGACGGCGGTAAGGGGCGGTGGTGGATGGCGCGGTGTCCGTTTCACGATGACCAGCATCCCAGTTTGTGGATTGATGCTGAGCGGGGAATTTGCCAGTGTCATGTTTGTCACGATAAGCCGCTGGATGTCATCAATCTGTATGCTGCACTGAAAGGGATTAGAAATGAGCAGGCTATCCACGCGTTGGCGAAAATGTTGTGAAATGTTGTGAAATGTAGGAGGTTGAACGATGAGAACGACTGATTTTGCCATTTTGGGGCTTGTGCTGATGGTCGTCGTGGCGGCGGCCATCGTGTTGAGCATGTCTGGGCCGGATGCAGCGATTGCCCAGGCACAGGTAGGGATGGCTCTCTCTCCGGCGGGGAGTGTTGGGCTTGGCTGGGTGCTTAGTTTGGTGCTGAAGGTCCTGCTGGGCGGGGTGGTGGCTGGGATTGTCGTTGGGATTGTGGTCTGGGTCCGTGAATGGGCGCGAAGCCGGCAGCAGAACGGGCGCTGGCAATCTGGACCAAATGCGTACTGGCGGCGGCAGTCTGAGCCGCGTTCCAGTATCAGCCAGGATGACTTGATGAAGATGGTGCTGCTAAAGGCACTTACTGGTAATCAGCCTATGTTACCGCCGTCTCAACCGCCAGCGCAGGAAGATGAGGTGATCGAATGGTAAAGATTTTCTGGACCTTCCTGCTGGCTCTTTCCCTGACTGCCTGCGCTACAGAGACAGTCACGCCGCTGGCGACGCCTACCCCGCCACCGCAGCCTGGAGCGGCAGACCTGGCGGCAACGATGATCTATCAGCAGATTGCCATCGAAGCGACAAAATCGGCGGCAAATCAACAGGCGGAGTTGCGCAATGCCATGTGGACGGCTACGGCTCAGGCGGGAGAGCGTGCGACAATGGCTGCTCAGGCCGCCGCAACCGCTACAGAGCGAGCGATAATGGCAACAGCAACTGAGCGGATTCGGGCTGAGGGTGCAACGGCTACACAGCAAGCGTTTTATCTGCACGTTACACAAACACAGCAATCCTGGCAGGCTACGGCTCAAGTACAGGCAGCCCATGATACTGCGACTGCTATTGCAGCCCCGATGTATGCTACTGCTGAACGGGCGCAATTGGACGCCAAAATTGCTCTGGCCACGGCACAGGTAGCAGAAGCAGACCTGGCTGTGCGCCGTCAGCAAATGAAGAATGGACTGGATGCCTTCGGGCCGTGGGCAATTATCTTTCTGGCGCTGGCAGTTGCTGGTCTGTGGGTTTATTTCAGCAGCCGCCTGCGCACCATCGAACGCGGGGCACACGGACTGCTGCCGGGGGTAGTACTCCAGACAAAAGGTGGCACTGTAGCGGCAGACCTGGAAAATCTGGCTGCAACTGGCTACCGGTTCCGCCCGGACGGGTCAGTGGATACCCTGACCAGCGATGCGGATGTCTTGCGCCGCAAGCAGGCAGTGCAGGCGATTGGCAACCTACCACCATCCAAACCGCCGAAGTTGGAAGTCGGGCAGATGTTTTCGGTTGGTTCCGGAGGTCGAGTTACGGTAGTGAGCGCAACCAGTCACGACAAAGCACTGGATGATTACGAGGCGCAACTGGCGGAGGAAGTATGACCCCTACTGAGTATGCTGAACGGCTTGTTTCTGTGATTGAGCGCACCCTGGCGGGGTTGCGGCTGTACCCACCGCGGCAGTATGCGCTAAAGGAACGCAATGGACTGTGGTGGCTGGACTGTGTTTTTGATGTGGCTGCGGCTGGCAGAACAGTAGAAGTGTACGAGCGGGCGGCGCATACGGTGGGAGCGGCGATTGGTCGCCCGGTGTACACCAGCAATCATGTCGGGATGCGGTACGGCATCCTGCTGTCTCCCAAACCGCGTCTGCCGCAACGAGTTGATTTGCCGAGCGATGGCGTTACGCTGGACGTATTCCGGCTGGGTGTTTCGCTGCGCGGAGAGGTGACCGTATCGGCGCGGGCGATGGTGAATGCGCTGATCGGCGCCAGTCAGGGGGCGGGCAAGTCGAACATAATGCACCTGTTTGCGCACCAGGCGCTGGCGTTTGGCTGGAAGTTATACCTGGCGGACCCGCAGAGTCACACCTTCAACCCGGACCGCTGGAATGGGTTGGCGGCAATGGCAGTGGCAGGGAGTGTGGATGACTTGCGTAAGGTGCTGGATGCGGTGGAGGGTGCCCTGGCCGACCGCGTGGCGCAGTTCCGGGCGGCGGCGCAGACGCTGGGGCTGGTCCCAGCGGACCTGGACGCTTATAACGCCCAGATAGAGACGCCGCTGCCGCGCATTGGCCTGCTGGTAGATGAAGCCAACACTTACCTGGTTGACCGGCGCATCCTGCAACGGCTGGCCGACCTTGCGCGGCAGGCGCGCAAATTCGGCATTCACCTGATGCTTGCCGGGCATGACTGGCGGGCTCAGGACGTGCCGCGCGAACTTTCGGCGATGCTGCCAACCCGCATTGCATTGGCAGTGGCAGATAGCACCAGCGCGCGGGTGGTGTTGGATAATGAGCGTTGGGGTAAATGGTTGATAGGCAAGCCGCCAGGGCGGGGTGTGTTGAAACTGGGACAGTTTGTACCTATGCAATTTTACCTGGCGGGCGATCTGCCGCAGGGTGAGCACGTTTTGCCGTTGATGGAGACCGAACGGCAGATTGCGGAGAAGGCTCTGGCGGAGACCGGCGGCAAGATCAGCCTGGATGTTTTGATGGGGTGGGGGCTTGGTCAGCGTGAAGCACGGCGTCTTCAGGATACCTGGAAATCTCGTGGCTGGGCAGAGATTGACCCGGCGCGCAGGAATGGTTTGTATATCACCTCAAAATTAACCGGTTTGATTGACAAACTGACAAACTCGACAAACTTGACAAACTGCCCTGAAACGGCTGACAAACTGACAAACTGCCCCGACAAACTGACAAACTGATGCGAATGGAGCAAAGTTATGAAATTAGAATCACTGTATGCGATTATTGCACCAATTGCCAGCCCGGTGGCTGTGGCTACGGTTACGGGTTCGGCGGTGTATGTGGCAATGTCCGCTGTGCCAGGTATCCCGCCTGGGCTGGTCATTGCCGCTGCAATCATGTTCGCTCTTGCGGTTGAGATGTCCGGCGGATTGGCGTTTGCCGTCTTGTCACGGGCGTTTGCCAACCGGTCGGCTGGCGCAGTCCTGGCGGGGTTTGCGCTTGCGGGGTTGTACCTGGTGATCATTATGTTTGCCGCAAACATTGGGGCGCATGGCGGTATCCTGGCTGCCACAGGGGTGCTGCCGGTGGTAGCGTATGGCGGCCGGGCGGCGTGGGGATACCTGGCTCAAGTGGAGCGGGCGCGGCAGGTACAGCAGGCTGAACGTCTGGCCGCACAACAGTCAGCCGCTGAGTTGGAGCGTTTGCGATTGCAGGCGCGAATGGTCGAGTCGAACAACCAGGCGGCAATCGCCAGGGCGAACGCGCGGGCAGCTGCTGCCGAACATGTATCGAACGTTCGGGCTGTTCGGGCGAACATGCCGAACACCCCGAACAGCCCGAACAAACTGGACGCACAGCGATTGGAGCTGGCACGTCAGGCGTATGCTGCCAATCCGAACATTACTGCCCGCCAGATGGCGGCAGCTATTGGCGTATCATCATCTGACACTGGATTGCGGTATTTGCGGGCGGTGGAAGCAACCACATCAGATACTCAGTAACGGGGGTTGTGTGATGATTGTGCAACGTACTGATAAGGTTGTAACCTGTAAGATGTGCCAGGCGGAACTTGGGCGCGTGTATCTGGTGGGGGATGATGTCGAAGCGCTGATGGTTGGCAGGCTGCTGGTGTTTGATTTGATCAAAGGTGTATGCGTCAGTTGTGGGGCACCGTTTTTTTACAGCATACCGTTGAAGCGGTTCGAGAGTGTGGTGGATCGTCTGTTTTCCGATGATGAATGGCAGGCAAAAGCCCGGCAGATGCGGCGGGAGGGGAAATCTTATGGGGAGATTGCCAAAGCACTCAATCTGCCGCGCTCAACGGTGTGGCGGATGTTTCAAAAGTGAAACAAGCGTTTCATATCGAATCGAAACATTTAGAACATGGTATAATTCAAAGTGGGATTTTCGGAGTTTACCGCCCGGATGCGCAGTGACTTGCGTGTCTGGGTTTTTCTTTTTTGGAATGAGTATGCTGACAAACAAAAAGCGTAGGTTTATTGAGTACTACCTGCAGTCGTGGAATGCGACCAGAGCGGCGAGAGAGGCAGGTTATGCCTTCCCTGACCGTCAGGCCAGCCGCATTCTGAAGGACGCGGATGTTGTTGCTGCGGTAAAAGAGCGAATGCAGGAAGTGGCGATGGAAACAGATGAAATCCTGGCGCGACTGTCGCAACAAGCACGGGCAGACATCAGCCCCTACCTACTGAGTAGTGGAGAGCCAAACTGGGATGTTATCCGGCAGGCGGGTCATCTTGTAAAACGGGTAGCGAAAAATCGTAATGGCTGGGTGGTGGAATTGCATGACGCGCAATCGGCGCTGGCGATTCTGGCGAAGGCGCGGGGACTAATGGTAGAACGAGTGCTGCAAAATCAGTCACAGGTGAATATCTATTTGCCAAAGAAAGAAGAATTATGAAATACTCATATCCAACAAATGAACGATTGCGAGTTGTGCAGGCCTGGGGGAATATAAATGCCAAAATGTATCCCGCGCCAACGTACCAGCATATGGGCGTTGACATCGGTGGTCCAGTTGGGGCGCCGATCTATGCTGCGGCGGATGGGGTTGTGGCGGAGGTAAACCTGACTGGCGCTCATGGATATGGGCGGCATGTTATCGTCGCGCACGAGTCTGGGGCATATAAAACGTTATATGCTCATCTGCATCGTGTGATGGTCAATGTCGGGGATGCTGTCAGCGGCGGGCAGCAGATCGGGGAGATGGGCGGCCAACCTGGAGATGATGATCCGATTGATGGGGCATCTACAGGCAGCCATTTGCATTTCGAGGTCATTCTGCCAAATCAGCCAGATGGGGATTGCGTCAAAACGTGGGCGGGGTACACAGTGGACCCGCTGCTGTATCTGACACGGCGGGCATATGGAGAGCCGCGCCAGGTTGGGCGGGTGGTTGCACGTCAGGGGGTGCGGGTGCGATCCGATGCGAGTGTTAGCGCTCCACAGATCGGGGCATTGGGCAGCGGGGATAGCGTGCCGATCCTGGAATTAATCCATGCTGGGGCGGATGTCTGGGCCAGATTGTGGTCACTGCGGAAGGAGTATGCGGCAGTGAAATATCGTGGAGAAACGATGATATTTGTGGAAGAACAAGTTAAGCAAAGTCAACAACAAGTATCTCAAACGGAAGAAGAAAGAAAAATACGAAATGATTTAATCGAACAAATCATTGCGTACCTGGAAAGTCTCAAAGTTAGAGATGGAAACAGTTAATATTCGTCCACAGCCCAAACAGGAAGTCTTCTTGACCAGCAGCGCCGATATTGCCATCTTTGGCGGCGGGGCCGGTGGTGGAAAGACGTTTGGGCTGCTGTTGGAGCCGCTCTACCACGTTGGCAATCCCGATTTTGGGGCAGTCATATTTCGGCGCACCATGCCGGAGATCACGAAGGAAAAAGGAATGCTGGACGAGAGTATGAGCCTGTATCCCTTGCTAGGTGCGGTGTACAACAAGAACGAAAGCCGCTGGACGTTCCCCAGCGGGGCGCGGGTGTCGTTCAGCCATTTGCAGTATGAAACGGATTTGGCGGCCTGGCGCGGGGCGCAGATTGCGCTGTTGGAGTTCGACCAGTTAGAGACATTTACCGAACAGCAGTTCTGGTACATGCTTAGCCGCAATCGCTCTACCTGCGGCGTGAAACCCTACGTCCGCGCCACCTGCAATCCTGAACCTGGCTGGCTGGCTGACTTGCTAGACTGGTGGATCGGTGATGATGGTTATCCGATCATGGAGCGGTCGGGGAAACTGCGCTGGTTTGTGCGGAATGGTGAGCGGCTGGTCTGGGCAGATGACCCTACCCCCCTCCATACTGAGTATCCTGACTTGCAGCCGAAGAGTTTGACGTTTATTCCGGCGAATGTCTTTGACAACCAGGTGCTGATGGAGAAAGACCCTGGCTATCTGGCGAATCTGAAATCGCTTGCGCCGCTGGATCGTGAGCGCCTGCTGGCGGGGAACTGGAAAATCAAGCCGAGCGCCGGTAAGGTGTTCAACCGTGCGTGGTTTTCGGTTGTGCCAGCGGCCCCGGCGGGCGGGCAGACGTGCATTTATTGGGATTTTGCCGCGACTGAGAAAAGCATGAGCAAGCCCGACCCCGATTACACGGCAGCGGTGGTGATGCGCAAAGTGGGCGGGCGATGGTATGTGCTGGACTGCATTGCCGCGCAGGTGGGACCTGCCGAAGTAGAACGAATGTTCGTGAACGTAACGCGGCAATGGGCGGAGCGGGCGCGGGCTGATGGGTCCACTTTTCTGGCGCGGTGGGAGCAGGAACCGGGGAGTGCATCAAAGCGGGAGGCGTCACGCATGGCCGCATTGCTGGCGGGGATTGACGCCCATGCGGTGCCCAGCCAGGGAGACAAAATCAGCCGGGCAAAGGCGATGAGCGCGCAGGCGGAGGCGGGAAATATCTCTCTGGTGGCCGCGCCCTGGAATACTGAGTGGTTGGAACACATGCACGGGCAACCGGATTTACCGCACGATGACATCATGGATGCTAGTGCGGGGGTGTTCAATGCGTTGGCGGGCGCGGGCCAGGTGATTTATGCACCGAGCATTTGGGATTGATGGAGGTTACACATGGCAACGGTAATGGATTGGATTCGCAGTTTTTTCAACAAAACCCCGGCAGACATTTTGTCAAAGCAGGCAGAGCAAATCAAACGAGTTGACCGCTTTGCGCGGGCATGGGAGGCATATTATGGTAAGTATCCTAGTAGTCTGCCAGTCAAGTCGGGAAAGATAAACGATAACGTAACGCTCAACTTTTCCCGGCTTGTCGTTGATCAGACGGTAGATTTTCTGTTTGGCAAGGAGGTCGTGTTTGAGATTGATGAAATGGCCGATACCCGCGCCGAGGAGTGGTTGAATTCCGTCTGGCAAGCAAACCAGAAGATGATTTTTTTGCAGAAATTAGCCGTCAATGGCGCAGTGTGCGGGCAGGTATTTGTTAAGATTAGCGACGGCGGGCTGTATCCGCGCCTGATTGCTGTTGACCCTGGTATCGTGGACGTTGAGACGGAACCCGGTGACTATGAAATGGTGCGGGCGTTTACCATCACCTACCCGGCGGGTGATGTTGCACGGCGTCAGATCATCCGGCGCGATGGGGATGGGGCGGACTGGAAAATTGTTGACCAGAAGCGCGACAAGGACGCAATAAACTGGGAAACCGTACAGGTCACAGTTTGGACGCGTCCGTGGCCACCGATTGTAACGTGCCAAAATCTACCCGCGCCGAACGAATTTTGGGGTATAGCGGATATTGAGCCGGACGTTATCGGGCTCAACGAATCGCTCAATTTTGTGATGAGCAATATCAACCGGATTTTGCGTTATCATGCCCACCCAAAAACCTGGGTGCGAGGTGTGCTATCGGCGGATAACCTGAAAGTTGGCGCGGATGAAACTATCCTGCTGCCGGACGGGGCGGAGATACACAATCTGGAAATGACCAGCGACCTGAACAGCAGCCTTGACCTTTACCGTCGGTTGAAGGAGGCGTTACACGAGGTGACGCGCAGCCCAGAAATTGCCAGCGGCAAGGTCGAAAACGTAGGTAATCTGTCGGGAGTGGCACTACAGATTCTGTACCACCCCCTACTGAGTAAAACGGAAACCAAGCGGCGCATGTACGGCAGTTTACTGGTGGAGTTGAACCGGCGGCTGCTGGAGTTAGGCGGCTTTGGCGCGAACAACATCACCAAAATTCACTGGCCAGAGATGTTGCCGCGTGACCCGATGCAGGAACGGCAGGTGGCATTGCTCGACCAGCAGTTGGGCGTCTCGCGTGATACGCTGTTGCGACGGTTGGATTACGACCCAGACCTGGAAGCGCAAAAACGCGCGGCGGAAGAGACGAATATCGGCGCCAATTTGTTGGCAACATTTGAGCAGGGTAAGTCGTGAGTGACATCTACCAGGTAACCGATGACTTTCGGCGGCGGCTGCTGAGGCAGGAACGAGAAGCGGCGGTCGAGATGACGCGGGCATATGCCAGAATTTGGATGCGGGTGAAACAGGAAATTGATGACCTGCTGGCGGAGTGGGAACGGGATGGCGGCGTGAATGCTGGCCCGGATTGGGTTTATCGTTACAACCGGCTGCGCAAGTTGGAGGCGCAAATTCAAGCCGAACTAACCCGTTATACTGAGTATGCGGAACAGCGGATAGAGACTGAACGGAGGCGGGCGGCAAAACTGGGTGCAGAAGGCGCGCTGTTTCAGTTGGGGATTGCAGGGGAGTTCGACCGTTTGCCTGCTGGCGCGGTAAGGCAGGTTGCCGCGGCGATTCTGGCGGATGGGTCACCGTTGAAAATCCTGCTAGGGACATTGCCAGATAATGGTGCAAAAGTGGTGGGGGATGCGCTGATTCAGGGCATGGCACTGGGGAAGAGCGTGCGAGAGATTGCCGGAGATATGCGGGTGGCACTGGGTGGCAACCTGACGCGGGCGCTGCGGATCGCACGGACGGAGACGCTGCGCGCATACCGTGAGGCAACACGGGCAACATATCGGAAGATGGGTGTGCAACAGTGGGAGTGGCGCAGCGCGCGGAACGAGCGGACGTGTGCGGTGTGCTGGGCAATGGACGGAAAACGGTTTAGCGTGGATGAACCAATGCCCGCGCATGTCAATTGTCGGTGTGTAATGTTGCCAGTAACGGACACATGGGAGGCGTTGGGGGCTGTAGGTATTGATGAGTTGACGCAGCAAGAACCCGCGCTAGAGCGTTTTGCAAGTTTGCGGCCTGACCAGCAATTAATGGTGTTAGGTCCAGCGAAATTTAGGGCGTATAACGACGGAGTAATAGAATTATCTGATCTGGTAGGCTGGAAGGTAAACCCGTTTTGGGGCAAAAGTGTATATGAGCGTAGTCTTGCAGAATTGAATTACTAAACTGAGTAAATTGTGCTATAATTTAGATGACAATTGATTTGGGTTTGTCGGAGTTTACCGCCCGGCACGACTGGAGTTTCCAGGAGTGCCGGTTTTTCGTTTTAACCAATTGCACAAGGAGAATAGAAAAATGATCGAGCTTCAAGAGATTGGCGTAAAGGTTTTGAATGCCATATTGATGGCAGCATTGCCTGCCTTGGCAGTATCGTTGACCGGGGCGGTCATTGCCTGGGCACGCAAGACATGGGCAGAGTTCCAACGCACTAAACCGAGACTTGCCGACCAGGTGGCCTTTTATGTACGGATTGCCGTCGAAGCCGCAGAACAGGCAGGCGCAGCAAAACTGGTGGAAGATAAAAAGCAATACGCACTGCAAATTGCACAAGCCTGGTTAAAACAGAATGGATTGGGAAGTATTGATATTGAATTAATTGCTGCTGAAATTGAACGCCAGGTCCGAGATATGAAGCGTTTAGAAGCTTATGCCAATCTCTGATTTATCTCTGCTATTCAGTGCTTTGGGCGGACTGGCAGGACTGGCAGCCCTGATAACGGCGATTGCATCGGCCAGGCAGGCGGCAAAAAAAACCGAATTGGACGCGCTCAGACAGACGATTGACGAGTTGCAGGAAGAAAACAAACGCTTACGCGCAATTGTCCATGAATTACAAATTGAAAATGAACAATTGCGAAAAAAACTGGGCATGACTGCATTTCGACAACCTGTTCGAGGGTTGGAAACTCGCAATGATGTTGATTGATTTGATTGTTTCTGCGTTTTTAGGATATGGCTTGCACCAGTCACGTGCATATACTGCAAAATTGCCTGACGGATGGCGCGAGTTGACCAATTATTCGATTGGTGTCGCTGGAACTGGACCGTTATTCGTTTTTTGGTGGCACAAGCTGAAAGATGTTGTCCATCCATTCAATCGTGCGTTTCTGGCTTTTCTGCTGGCATTTATTGGCGTTGGCGCCGGCGTGGTAGCAGGATGGCTGATAGACACATTCAAGCAAGAATAATGAGGAAGGATTTACAGATATGGATGATGCAAATTTCCAGATGCAGAATGCCAATGGAGATCATGTTCAAGAACAATTTGATGAACAAACCCAAGAGCCAAAGACTTTCGATACTGAGTATGTAAAAAAGTTACGTGCAGAAGCAGCCAGGTATCGTAAAGAACGCAACGAACTGGAGGCGAGAGTTAAAGCTTTTGAACAGGAGCGGATGACGAAAGAAGAGCAGGCCGCACAGAAGTTGAAAGAACTGGAAGAGCGCGAAAAGGCACTGACCGAGCGGATGCGCTCCAGCAATCTGCGCGCCGCTATTATGACGGCGGGCGCTGGGAAACTGGCGTCGGTAGATGCCGCCATGAAACTACTGGATGCCAATACGATTGAGTTTGACGAAGACAATAACCCGGTTGGTGTCGAAGCGGCGGTGGCGAAACTGCTCAAAGAGTATCCATTTTTGGGCGTACAGATGCCGCCAAGTGGCGACAAAACCAACCCAGAGCGGGGCGGGCGTAATGCCCTGACTCTCGACGACATCAAACGCATGTCACCATCCGAAATCAACGCGCGCTGGGAAGAGGTCAGCGCGGTGATGAGCAAAAAATAACGGCTTGACGCCGAACCGGAACGCCAGGCGCGGGAAGGAATTTCACTCCAAAAAAATTTGACTGAAAGGAAAGTGAACTATGAGCATCAACAATTTCGTTCCTACCGTATGGGCCGCCCGTGTGCTCGATAATCTGAACAAGGCGCTGGTGTACGGCAACATCGTCAACCGCGATTTTGAGGGAGACATCCGTCAGATGGGTGATACTGTCAAAATCAACAGTATCGGCGCGGTAACGATTGGGAACTACACCAAAAACACCAACATCGGCGACCCGGAAACCCTGAGCGATGCGCAGACTACTCTACTCATCAATCAGGCAAATTACTTCAACTTCCAGGTGGACGACATTGACCGGGCGCAGCAATCGCCGAAGGTCATGGACGCTGCCATGCGTGAAGCCGCCTACGGGCTTGGCAATGTCGCTGACCAGTACATCGCCGGGCTGTATACCGGCGTTGCTGCCGGTAACACCATTGGCAACGACACCACGCCGATTGTTCCGACCGCTTCAACGGCTTACGAAAAGCTGGTTGACCTGGCGACCCTGCTCGATGAAGCAAATGTCCCCGGCGAAGACCGCTGGGTGGTGCTGCCGCCCTGGTATTACGGCCTGTTGCTTAAGGATGACCGCTTCGTTAAGGCGGGCACGGCGCAGACTGACCAGGTGCTGCGCAATGGGTTCGTGGGCGAGGCGGCCGGCTTTGCCGTCTACAAGTCCAACAACGTGCCAAACACGACCGGCACGAAGTACAAAATCATTGCCGGGCAGCGCAAAGCCATTTCATTTGCCGACCAAATCAACAGTGTGGAAGCCTACCGCCCCGAAAAGCGTTTCGCTGACGCGGTGAAAGGGCTGCATCTGTATGGCGCGAAACTGGTTTACCCCCAGGCAATTGCCGTTCTGACTGCTAACAAGTCGTAATCTATCTCCCCCAAACTCGTTTGAGTTTGGGGGAGGGAAAGGACTTTCGAAATGTGGATTCGGAACAAAAACACCGGCTTGAAATGGGAAGTGACCGATGAACGCGGACGCGAACTGATTGCCAGCGGCGATTATGAAGCCGTCAACGAACCCAAAGAAACGCCACCCCAAGAGCCTGTAAAGCCGAAGAGCAAGAGCAATGCAAAATCTGATTGACCTGGTACGCGGACTGATTGGCGACACCGACACGGTGGATAAAGCGTTCAGCGATGCCGAAATTGCCGCTGTGCTGAAACAGCACTCCGAGCAGGTGTACTACCTGCCATTGATGGTTTTTTCGGTCAAGGACGGCGGCGCGTGGCAGCAGCGCGAATTTCGTGCGCCTGTCGGGTTTTGGGCAGACGATGCACACCTGTTCAATACTGAGTATGAGGTGGTGATACCGTCTATATCTGATCTGGTTGCTGGTCGCTGGATATTCACCAGCCACCAGCCCGGCATCTACCTGACCGGTACAACGTGTGACGTGTACGGCGCGGCGGCAGATCTGTTGAGCCTGTGGTCTGGTCGGGTCGGTTACGAGCAAAACGGGCGTGGCCAGGCGTTGATGGACGCGGCGCGGGAAATGCGCAAACGAATGCGCCCAAAGGTGGTGCCCAGTGACTAACGCAGAAGCTTACTTTATGGGGATTCTGACGGGTGATACTACCCTGATGAACCTGGTTGCCAATCGGGTTTACCTGGACGCGCCGCATCCGGACGCACGCCCGCCGTTTGTACTGGTGACATTTTACGGAGCGAGTGACACAGTTGGCGTGGGCGGCGCGCGCATACTCAGTGAAGTGGATTACACCGCACGGGTCGTAGCAAAACAAGCCGACTCCAGCGCTGACACCATCGCCCTGCGGATTGATACCTTGCTGCACAAAGCTGCGCCAAACACCGCGCTAGGTGTACTGGGGTGCGTTCGCCAAAAGCCGGTCAGTTTTTTAGACGACGACAAGGGTGTATTGCTCAAACACACCGGCGGCATTTACCGGGTCTATATTGTATAGAGAAAGGACAATCACATGACTGAACGAGCCAGTATTTTTCAGGGCGTGCAGATCGGCGTGGAAGTCACGCCTGGCACGTCTGTTGCGGCAAACAAAAAACTGCAAAGCATTAGCATCGAGCCATCTATCAAAGCCGAGGTAAAAACTTTTCGCTCGATGGGCAGCAAATTCCCTGCCATTGCTGCGCTGGGCAAAGAGTGGAGTGAATCAAAAATCAGTGGACAGCCGACCTATGACGAACTGACTTATATCTTTGCCAGCCTGGTCAGTTATGCCGCGCCAACAGGCACAACTGAAAAAACTTGGACTTTTGCGCCTATGTCTGACAATGCTGACACGGTGAAAACGTATACGGTTGAGCAGGGTGGCAGCGTGCGGGCGCACAAGTTTACGAATGGCATCATCACCGGCGTGACGTTGAAATTTGGGCGTGAGGGAATCAGCCTGGACGGGACGATGATTGGGACGGCATTGCAAGACAACATCACTATGACTGCCAACCCCACTACCATCCCCCTTGTGCCGGTGTTGCCGACACAGGTCAAAATATACCTGGCAGATACTGCTGCTGGACTGACCGGTGCGACGGCCCTGGCGCGCCCTATTTCGGTGGAGTGGAGCCTGACCGACCGCTTTGGTCCGCTGTTCGTGCTGAACGGTTCGACCAGTTTTGTCACCACGCTCGAAAAAGAGCCAAAACTGAACAACAAGCTGAAAATGGAGGCGGACGCCGAAGGGATGGGACTGTTAACCCAGTTGCGCAATGGGACGTCGAAATTCCTGCGCATTGAGGCGGCGGGACCGCTGATTGATACCAGCCCCTACCAGTTGACGATTGACACCGCCTGCAAAGTGACAAATGTCTCCGAGTTTTCGGATGAAGACGGTGTGTTTGCCATCGAATGGGAGATGACAGGTGTGCATGACGCTACCTGGGGCAAAGCCACAAGCATCACGTTGGTCAACACCCTGGCAAGCCTATGACAACGGTTGTCAAGATTGTGCGTAATGACGTGGGCAAACTCGCCGCCGGTCTGAGAAATAGAGCAAGAGCGGCGGCGAGAAAAGCCGCGCTGGACACCAAGCGTGAGATTACCGACCGAATGAGTGATGCCAAAAGCGGACGCATTTACAAGCGCGGTCAAAAAATCCACCAGGCGAGCGCGCCCGGCGAAGCCCCGGCGATTGACACCGGGCTGCTTGTCAATTCAATCCAGGTGACCGATTATGGGCGGTTGGGTGCGATGGTGTACACCAATACTGAGTATGCTGATGTGCTGGAACTTGGCGGGCGTCACATTTTGCCGCGCCCATACATGCGGCCAGCGGTTGAGAAAATCGCGCCAAAGTTTTTAGAGGCAACACGGCAATTGATTGAGAAAGGATAAGTATGGCAATAGAACTGGCTGATTTGCTTCGAGATGAACGAAAATTGACGGTGAAGGTAGCGGCGGGCGAGTTAGAAATTACCTACCGTCCTAGCGCATTTACAGCGGCGGCAGAAGAAAGATATTTAGACGCCATTGAAAATAAGCGCGTAAATTATGCCTATGCTCAAGCGCTAAGCGAAATTTTGACAGATTGGGATCTAACAAGGAACGGGGAAGTAATACCGATTATTCCCGATGAGCTAAAACACTTACCCGCTGAATTTCTGGCCGAGGTCTTTTTGGCGGTCGTGCAGGACAACCGCATGGGAGGCAAAGAAACCCGAAAAAACTCCGGCGGTGGCTCGCCACGGGCGGGCAAGTAGGTGAATGTCCTGACTGGTGGCCTGTGCTCAAAGCGGCACAAGAGGCAGGCGTCCCACTACTGAGTAATCTGCCTTTGATGCAACAGCCTGCTGCCGTGCGCTGGATGTATGAGATTGCGCGAGGCGTAGAGGCGGAAGCCATACGCGCGGCACAAAGTGGATTACATCAACAGGCGTAAGGCAACCACCAGGCAAGCCAGAATGCAGAGCACTTGTAGAACTGCAATGAGGACCGGGAATAATTTGCGCATGACCATACAGTAATTTTACGAGGAAATCATGTTAGAGGTCGCCCGACTACTCGCAGTTTATGACGCCGACACACGCGGCTTTGACCAAAAGAGCAAAGACGTGGAAAACACGCTGGAAAGGCTGAGCGGTGGGAGCGTGTTTGGCGGCTTTGTCGGTGCGCAGATTTTCATGCAAGCGGCCAATGCTCTGGGAGGGCTGGCAGTTGAGGGCGTGCAAGCTTACGCCAGTTTTGAGCGCCTGGGTATGAGCCTGCAGACGTTGTCAGCGCGGGAGGCGATGAGCAGCGGGGCGGCAAAAAACATGGGGCAAGCCTTGGCCATGAGCAGCGGCAAAGCCAGTGAGTTGGTGGGTTGGATACAACAATTGGCTGTCAAAAGTCCATTTACCCGTGAGGGAGTAGCAACGGCATTTCGTCAGGCAATGGCCTACGGATTTACAACAGAGCAGACTCAACGATTAACCCAGGCAATGATTGATTTTGCGGCAGGCAGTGGGGCCAGCGAAGGCGCAATGAGCCAGATTGCATTAGCATTAGGTCAGATACAAGCTAAAGGTAGATTAGCCGGACAAGAAATTTTACAACTGGTAAATGCTGGTATTCCTGTACAACAAATTCTTGCTGATGCATTTGGCAAAAGTACAGCTGAGATTGCCAAGATGACCGAGCAGGGGCTAATCCCTGCAAATGCAGCCATCGAGGCAATTGTGCAAAGCCTCGAGAGAGATTTCGGCGGGGCGGCGGAACGGCAGGCCACGAGCGTAGCCGGATTGATTTCGTCATTGTCTGATCTGAAAGACATCAACCTGACTGCCTTTTTTGGCGGCTTTTTCGAGGAAGTGCAGCCGTACCTGACTGAATTTGTGGATGCCTTGAGCGACCCAGCCATGCAGGAAAACATGGCAGCGCTGGGCAAGAGCGCAGGCGAACTGGCAGTAACACTAATTGAGGGTGGCAAAGAGATACTCAGTATCTGGAATAGTATTCCGGAGCCCTTGCGTGGCGCGGCAATTGCATTGATTTCGATTGAGGCTGCCACGCCGCCCTTGATGGATGCCTTGGGGCGCGGCGCGATTGCACTACAGGGTTGGGGCAGTGCGTTAAAAAGCCTGCCCGGATTTTACCGTGACGTGCAGGCGGCGCAAGCGTTATTGCGGGAAGGCGCAGGTGTTTTTGACGTGATGAGCACCGGCGCGGCGGGACTGACTGCTACGCTGGGCCCGCTGGCTATGGCGCTGGCGGCAGTCACAGCAGTAGCTGTGACGTACAATCAGACAATTGCCAAAGCGCAAAATGAAGGCATGGCTGCAAACGCAGAAGCTTGGGCAAATGCACTTGCCAAAGTCAAAGAGCAGGGTGGTGGAACTCAGGCGATACTGGATGCTTATGCTGCTGGAATCAATCGTGTGAATGCTGCGTATGAATCCAGCGGAATCCTGGCAGATCTGTTCATCGATAAGCAAAAGATTATCACAAACGGATTACAAGCTACTCTATCGATATTGAGTGACAGCGCTGGGAGCTGGGAGGAATACAGCACAGCAGTGCAGCAGGCTGCTCAAATGGCGGGTTACCAGGTAGACGAACAAGGACGTATGTATACAGTGATCCGTACTGGGGCTGGATTGGTACGCCATTATGCCACTGATCTAAACACGATGACTAAAGCCGAATGGATGGCGGCAGAAGCAACCCGCAACAGTGCCGAATATATGGACAGCTGGGCTAGGGCGACCGATACTGCAAGTATAACGTCTTTGAAATTCGGTCAAAGCATTGTCAGCACGACTGACATTTTGAACACGCTGCAAACGGCACTGAGGGATGCGGGTGCATCCAACCCAGCGCAAATTTACGAGGACATTGCTGCCAGCCTTGGGGTTATCCCTACGGCGGCACAACAGGCAGCAGCGGACGTGAAATTACTGAGTGAAGCTTTTGCGGCGGGGCTGATTGACCAAACACAGTACGTTGAGTACATGCAACAGGCACAGGAAGGAATACTTAATCTCGACACTGCTACACGCAATTCGCTGCAGGGCATGATAGATAATGCTACTGCTACCCGAGAAGCCGCACAAGCAGCCGCAGATGCAGCTCAAAAATACTGGAGCCTTGCTGAGGCACTAAAGGGCGCACGTGAAGCCGAATTCGCCAAACAGATGCTGGATCAATTGGGTGAATTATTGAAGGGCGATACACCTAATGTGGAACTCTACAATCAAGCTTATCAAAATCTAGCTTTGCAATACGGTTTTGTCAGCGAAAAAAGCATGGCATTAGCAAATGCTATCCCAACATTGACTGCCGCCATACAAGAGGGAACGCTCGCTCCGGAACAATTGTCTGAAGCAATAAAATTCTTGTTTCAGGATGCCGCCGATGGATCAATCAACTGGGATTTATTTGCTCAAAAATTCATGTCAGCCCCCGAAGCATTTGCTCCGGCACAAGGGGCTATTGAACAAATTTCAGGACAGATTTCGGAATTCGGATCAAATGTCACGTCAACTAGTACAGTTATATCAACTGAGTTCCCGAAATGGGTCACTACAGCACAAACAACATCCAAAGAAATTGTAAAAGCATTTGCAGCTGAGGATTGGATTAGAGTAGGTCTGGCTATCAGTGATGGGATAGCTCGGGGTATTGCACAAGGCGAAGGACGAATTATTGCAGCAGCACGAGCAGCAGCAGCAGCGGCATACACGGCGGCAGCTCAAGAACTGGACATCCATTCGCCATCCAAAAAATTTGAGTTTTTGGGCGAAATGGCGCTACGCGGGTTTGAAAAGCCGTTTTTGGGCAACGATTTGCAGCCGATTTTTCAAAACGCATTACTGCCTACCATTCCAGCGCCCTCCCATACTGAGTATAAGGGGGTCACGGTGAACAATCCGGTTTTCTCTTTTGCCGACACAACCTTGACACCTGAGGTTTTGGCGCAAACGATTAAACAACTGGAGTGGATGTATGGATAGATGGGAATGGATAACGCCGGATGGTATTGTCGTACCGCTGGATAAAGACCCCATCTATCTGCATCCAGAAATCAGCGGGTATCTGATGCCGCCATTCAAGCGGTCAGAACGCTGGCTTGGGAGCGTTGGCACGCTAACCGGACTGCGCGTTGATGCGCGCGATGTATTTTTGCCTCTGACGGTTAAGGCAGATAATTTGATGGATGCTTTGCGTCTGATAGCGCGTTATTTCAACCCGCAAGACGGGATTGGCAGGCTGCGCGTGACGATTGGGAGTACTGTGCGCGAATTAGCCTGTCAATATGTTGGCGGACTGGATGGCGACGGGCACGACAACGGGCCAGGCTGGCAGAGGATCGGGTTGCGGCTGCGCGCTCTCCAGCCCTACTGGCAGGCAGACGTACCAAAAAATTTTGTTTTCGTAATGGATGCGCCGATGACGTTTTTCCAGTACCCATTTTTTCCACTGCACATATCACGTGGCACAATTAATGGGTCTGTGATCGTGTTCAACAGCGGCGATGTACCCACCTATCCCATCATTACAGCAAATGGAAAATTTACGAGTTTGCAGGTGAGCAATCTGAACACCGGCAAGACGCTGGCGTTTCCGACGTTGAGCATGGTGGACGGTGACAACCTGGTCATTGACACCCGCCCGTCCGCGTTGAGTGTGCGGCTGAACGGCAATAATGCCTTCGGGTTGCTATCGGCTGCGTCGAGTTTGTGGTCAATTAAGTCAGGGCAAAATCACTTGCAGATTATCACGACCGGAACAAACAGCAACAGCGTGGTGAGAATCTCATTTACTGAACAATTTTTGACGGTGTGAAATGGACTATGAGGTGTTTCTCGAAACGATGAGCGGCGAGCGCGTTGGGCAGTTGCCATTTGAATCGCTGCAGATAACGCTGCGGTACAACGAACCGGGGCGGGCCAAACTGACATTTTCCGCCACACAAATGACGGCGGACGTGTTTGGTACAGCCTACCGCCTGTTAGTGCGCAGGGATGGCGTCAATCTCATGTCTGGGATGGTGACAAGCGCGCGGCGCTCCTGGAACGCTAATAATGACCAGGTGGACATTGGAATTACGGACGATATGGCATTGCTGGGCACGCGCCTGATTGTGCCCGTGCCCGGTGGACCGCCCTACACCAGTGCCGACCATGATGTGCGTACTGGAGCGGTTGAAACCGTGATGCACGCCTACGTCAACGCGCACGCAGGCGCGGGGGCAACAACCGCCCGCCGGATTGACGGACTGACCCAGGCGGCTGACCAGGCGCGCGGCGGGACCTTGACGGCGCGGGCACGGTTCACCCCATTACTGAGTATGCTGCAAAAACTTGCCTCGTTAGGGGGGTTGGGGTTTCGTGTAGTTGGGATGCAATTTCAGGTATATCAGCCGGTGTCATCGGCTGTCACCTTTAGCCAGGAGATGAACAACCTGTTGAAATTCACGCGCACGGTGAGCGTGCCAGACGGCAATTATATTTACGCCGGCGGCGGCGGCGAAGGCACAAGCCGCATCATCGTGGAAGCGGGCAATTTTGACAGTATTATGCGCTGGGGACGGCGCGAAATGTTCCTGGACCAGCGTAACACCAGCGACATCAGCGAATTACAGCAGGCAATTACCGCCCGCCTGAATGAACAGATTGGAAAAGAAGAAACAATCCAGTTTGAAGGCACGACATCGCTTGACCAGGTTGGTCTTGGTGACATTGTGAACGTGAAATTTGACAATACGGTATACCCGATAACTATCCGACAAATTACCATCCGTACGGATGAGGTAAGCGAGGACGTAGTAATAACATCCGGGGTGGATAAGCCCGACATTTACCGGCGCATGGATGACGCCGAGGAAAGCATCGCACTTTTGGAGGTGAGATAATGGCACAGATTTATTTCCCGTTCGATAGCGGCGCAGGGGCAATCGTCACCGAGGAACGGTGGTCAAAAATGGCAAGTTACTGGCGCAATAATGGCGTCTTGTATGACGCGCTCAACAAGATGGAGGTTTATGCGGATTCGACCGGTATGCAGGTCAAGGTACGTACTGGTGTGGCGTGGATAAATGGACATTACTTTGAGGTTGACGCGCAGGAAACATTACCGATTGCGACGGCGCACGCCACGTTACCACGTATTGATCGTGTGGTTGTGCAATTGAACTTAACAAATAATGCCATCTCGCTGGCAGTGCTGACCGGTACGCCCGCATCCAGTCCGGTTGCACCTAATGTGACGCAGACCAACACAATTTGGGAAATCAGCCTGGCGACGATCTATGTCGGAGCGGCAGTCAGTACGATTGTTGCAGCAGCAATCACCGATGAACGTCCCTGGGCAACCAGTGGTGAGCCAAATTTTAATATTAATGTTGTGTTGGGAAATGGTCAGGAGGTAATTTCCACTGGCGTAAAAGGGTACTTGCAGGTCCCTGTTGATTGCTATCTGACTGGATGGCAAATCGTTGGAGATGTATCGGGTTCGTGCGTGATTGGTATCTGGAAGAATACCTATGCTAACTTTCCCCCGACTTCAGCGAACCTTATTTTGTCAAGTGCAAAACCAACTCTGAGCAGCGCACAAAAGAATCAGAATACCAATCAACGTCTCTTGATGAATAAAAACGACTGGCTAGCATTTAACGTCGAGAGTGCGGCAACGGTCAAACAGGTTACAGTCAGCCTGCTGTGCCAGAAAGTGAGATAATATGGCTTTTGTACAAATCATAGCATCAAGTAACGATGGATACATTGTTGAAAACGGTTCGTTTACAGCTACTACTGCTTTTTTGGAAGTAGGCAATACGACATCAACAAATAAATTATCAGCATGCTGGATACCATTTTCGGTAAATCTATTGAAAAACACAACTATCGTAAGTGCAGTGTTCAAAATCGCTGCAACTACAACTGTTACGGTCAACAGTCAAAATTACAATATAGTTGTGGGAGTACATAATAGTGTAAACAGTCCTCAACCGTCAACATATAGTCAGCTTGTAGGATACACATATTTGCAATCTACTTATTATTTTGCGAGTCATACAGAAGGAACAATATTAACATTTGACTTTCAAACAGCAGTATCTACTCTCATAGCAAATACAAATTGGACACCCAATAATGTAATTGCCATCGTAATGAAAGATAAC